TATGATAACTAACGAACAATTAAATATAGAAAAACTGATTGTTATAGATAATACTGGTATGCCTAAAGCTCCAACTATTAGACAATTAGTTGATGCTGATATTCGTGCATTATATTCGAGGGATAGTTCACCAAATAAAGAAAAATATATTCAAGAATGTATTGTTATATATTATCTTGGTGATCCTAAAAGTCCCGCTAGACAAAGTGGTTTAACTGATAAAGAAGCACTTGTTATGGCAATAGAACAAGCAGGTCTTAGAAATGATTATATTCCTGATAAACTTGTTCTAAAACTTATTAAAAAGTATTATGCACAAAATATAACAGAAGCTGGTCTTGTTGTTGAGAATCTTCAACAAGGTATTCATAATATCGGACTTAGTATTAAAGTTCTAAATAAACTACTTAATGAAAAACTTCAGAGTTCTATAACTATAGAAGATGCTACAAACATTATTTCTATTATTGACCAACTAAACAAAAAAGCAGGTGATATTCCAAGTATTGTAAAGAAACTTGAAGAAGCTAAACAAAACTTGCTTTATGAAACTGAAACAAATATGGCTCGTGGAGGTAGTAAAGTAACTAGCAGTATGAACGCTGATGATTATATGTAAATTATGGCTGATTTAAGATATAAAGATGTGTTTCTTTATTTTGAAGAAGGACCACATAAATATACTGATACTCTTAATAATGAGTATTTAAGTGTTACCACATTTATTGGACAGTATGCTCCAAAGTTTGATAAAAAGTATTGGCTGCATAAAAAGTCTATTGAACTTGGCATTAGCGAAAAACAACTTGAAAAGCAATGGCAAGCTATTACTGATGAAGCTTGTAATAGAGGAACTGCAACTCACAATGGTATTGAAGATGCTATTAAAGACGTTAGTATGTTTAAAAAAGCTATTCAGTATCTTAACCAAATTGAAAGTGGTAGATGTGTTACTGTAGCAGATATTCCATCTCTTACAGTAAAACCATTAGATATAAATAAATTCATTGAAGCAACTAATAACAAATATCCTAAGATATACGAAGTTTTTCAATATTATGTTGATAGAGGATATACAATTTATTCCGAGATTGGAGCTTTTCTAATTGATTATCTTATATCAGGTACTATTGATATTCTTTGTATTAAAGAAGACCAGTTTGTTATACTAGATTGGAAAACTAATAGAAATGGTTTACAATTTACATCTGGTTATTATAAAAAAGATAAGACAACTAAACCTGCTCAACTTACAAACATTTGGGTAGATAAAGATGAAAGAATGTTACCACCACTTGCTCATTTACCTGAGTGTAATGGTTCTCATTATTCTCTTCAACTATCTCTTTATGCTAAAATGGTTGAACTTATTTTAGGTCTTCCTTGTGCTGGTTTAGGTTTGTGTCACATCGGTTCTCCTTTTATTAAAAACGCTTATGGTCAACCTTGGAGAAGTCCTGAGAATCTTTATCCAATTGACCCTAATGGAGAAGATACTGTTAATTGGTATAGAATTAATTATCTTTCTCATGAAGCAGACCTATTATTAAATGATAGGAAACTGCATCTCAAATCAAAAAATATAAACAAACAATTAACTTTAGGATTATGACTAAAACTGTAAGAGATTTTTTTAGTGTTATTGGTGTATGCTTCATTCTTGTTACAATTTTTCTACTTATTCAGCATCATAAAAAGATTGCTCCAAGTACGATTATTGAAACGGATACAATAACTATCAAACGTGATAGTTTGATTAATGAACTTAAAAATATTGAACATGAAGAAAATAAAGTTATCAAAGAAGTTATGGTTCTTAGTAATGATAGCACTCTTAAATTGTTCAAAGTGCTGGTGTCAGAGTAATGAATCATCTATCCCTTCTACGGGGGGGGACAGTGTTATGATAGCATATAGTAATCTTCGTATTGCAAATGCTAAAATGATGCAACTTAAATTTGCTAATGAAAAAATTGACAAACTTAATAGTATTGTCAAACTTGACAGTTGCGAAATAAGTGCTCTTAAAAACAATCTTAAAATTAGTGATAATAATAACACTAAACTACGTAAACAAAGAAACATTCTTGGTGGTATTAGTGCAGCAAGTATTATAAGTACAATTATATTAATTATCAAATGATTAAAACAGAAGTAACTCTAGAAGATTATATTAATGATTATCCTTTTCTTAAATATATTAAGGAAGATAAATCTAAATATATTCATGCTAAAGATGCTGGTTTTATTGATCCTGATGATGATTTTCTAATTGGCGATAGTGGAGGATTTCTTCTTAATATCAATTATGGTGATAAGTTTATAAATACTGAATTGTTTACAGAAGCTGCTAGAGCTTTTCATAAGAATAAAGGTAAGTATACAACTTTTCAAGAAGATAGTATTCCACATCGTCAATTTAGAAAGAGAGAAGAATTTCGTAGACAACATGGTTTTACTGCACCATGTCGTATGAAAGCAGATGGTACTATTGTAGATGTTAGAATAACTGGTGCTCATTATAATTTCCTTAATTATACTCGTATGGAACAGCTTGATGAAAATACGATTAAAGCAGGAGATAAAACAGCAGTTGCAGAGAAAACCGTTGATTTTAGCAAATTCATTGATGCTCAATATTGGACTCATAAAGTAATGGAATTTGCTGAAAACAACGGTTTTCATCTTATTATAGATAAGACTCGTCGTGGTGGTTTTTCTTATATTATGGCAGCAGATTCTGCTAATAAGATTAATCTTAAACCTAAAAAGGTAGCTATTCACGTAGCTATTAATAGCGATTATCTCACTGTTACAGGTGGTCTTACTGACTTTACAATTAAGAATCTTCTTTTTTATGAAACATATACTCCTTTTGTTAGAGGAGTTTATTCTACGAATAATGAAAACTTCAAGTTAGGTTTTAGAGATAAAACTGGTAAAGAATCTCCTCAATCTTGGAGTTCTACACTATTTAGTGTATCAGCACATAATAATCCTAACTGTGCTATTGGTAAGGATGCTGTTGGTGTTAAAGTCGAAGAGGTATCTACAATGGATAACTTTGATGAGTTTATTAACGTGACAGAGCCTGCTATGCGTACAGGTGCTTATACAACTGGTACACTTATTTGTTGGGGAACTGCTACCTCAGGTGATATGCAAACTTTTGCAAGTAACTTTTATGCTCCTAAAGCTCATAGGTTTATGCCTTTTGAAAATGTTTGGGATAAAGATGCTCGTCATGAAGTTTGTGGTTATTTTAAAGCATATGCTTGGGGTTTACAAGGTGAGATAGATGGTAAAAAAGCCATGGATAAAGATGGCAATAGTGATCTTGAAATAGGTCTTAGAATTGCTTATCGTGAACGTGAAGAGAAAAAGAAAACTGCTAAAAGTTTTGCAGAGTATATTAACTATCTTGGTCAATATGCTAATATGCCTTGTGAATCATTTAGTTCATCAAGTGAAAATATTTTTAGTAGTGAAGAACTTCTTGCATGGCGTGAACGTCTTCGTATAGATAATGCCTTTAAGTTTTATACTGATGGTATGTTATTTGAAGATGAAAATAGAAATGTTATATTTAAATCTAATGAACGTATTCATGCAGAAGGTGGTAAATTAAATAAAGATTTCTTTGATTATATTGAAGGTGTTCCACGAAAAGAACATGAACATCCTCATGGTTGTATTAGAAAATGGTTTAGTCCAATAAAAACAACTTATACAGATCATACAGGTAAATTAGTTAAAGGAGTGCCGCCTGGACTCTATAGTATTAGCTATGACCCTGTTGGTGTTAATAAAGATAAGAATGAAATTACTAACAAACATTCACATAATAGCATTAAAGTTTGGATGAACCCTCATGCTATTAATGGTTTTAAACCTGCTCTTGTAGCGTCTTATTATGGACGTCCTGACAAACTTATAGATGCAGATAGAATATGTTTTTATCTCGCTAAATACTATAATTGTATTGGTACTACTGGAGTTGAGGTTAACCGTGGTGAAACTGTTAGTAACTTTAGCAAATGGAAAGCATTAAAATATCTAATGAAAGACCCTGTGTTCCTTTGGGATACTAAAGTTAAAGGAATGGTTACTGGTAATTATGGTATTGTTATTGGTGATGGTCCTCAAAAACTTGAAGGTCTTCGTTTAACAAAAGAAATGCTCTATTCTGTAATTGGTAAAGATGAGTTTGGTAATGATGTTTATTTCTTCCAAACTATATATGATTATCAAACTATTGTAGAATTAATGATGTGGAATAATATTGGTAACTTTGACCGAGTTTCTGAATTAATTATACGAGGTATAGAATGGAGAATTGTAGATATTGCTGCTGCTAAAGAACTTGAAAATAAAAAGAATGTAAAAGAACAAGATGGTTATGATAGTGATATCTTAAATCGTGCTTGGTTTTAAAATATTAATAGTTTTATGAGTGAAAGTAGAAAACCTTTTTCAACTATTAACTTTCCTTCTCAACGAGTTAGTAGTTCAGAAAGAGATAAACCTGAATGGTTTGCAGATTGCATTGATTATGTTATCGATGCAGGTTTAGCTTGTAATGATAGAAATGAAACAGAGAAACTTATTAGTATGATTAAAGGTGATATACCTGAAGAATACTATAAGAAAACTCTTAATCCTTATAATTCAGATAAAGAAAAGTATAAGAGATTTCCTGCTACAATGCGTAATTACGATATTATGTCAGGTATTTCTAGACGTTATATTTCTGAATATTATACAGGTACTCACGATTTTAATGTAGGTGCTAATAGTCCTGATATTGCTTTAAAGAAAAATGCAAAGTTACAACAAGAGGTTCTTACACTTTGCCAACAAGCATTTGCGGCAGAGGTTCAAAAGAATATGCAAGCAGCAGCTGAACAAGGTCAAGATGTATCACAAATGTCACAAGAAGATTTCATGCCTAACATGGAAGAATTTGTGAAGAATTTTGAAGAGAATTACATTGATGATCAATCAGCACAAGGTCAAAAGGTTCTTGAATATATTCGTGATAATACTGATGACTTGCTTATTTATATGCAATGTATATCAGATTATGTGAATTATGGAGAATGTTATTCTTATTCTGATGTATATCCTAATAAGATATTTAAAGAAGCTGTTCCAGTTATTCAAGCATATCCTGTTCCAAATGGTAAAATGTTTGTAGAAGACTTTGATATGTTTGCTAGGAAAATTCCTATGACATATCAACAGATTATTGATAACTTTGCAGATGATTTAACTGATAAAGATTTAACATTTCTTGAAAGTCATTATGCTCATCCAGGTACTCTTAGTGCTCCAGT